AAATGCTCTGGTAGCGCACCGTGATCTGGTGCGTGAGTTCGGCCGAGATACGGCTGGCGATCACAGCCTCTCGTCCGGACAAAGGCTGGATGTCTGCCCACACGGTGGCCACATCGATCCATGTCCGACTGGGCGCACCCACGCTGTCTTTGATGGTACTGGGGCGCTGGATCTTGATGCGGCGGCCCAGCGTTCCGGCTCCGATCGGGTTCATAGAGGCCTCATATCAAAGGTACCTTGTAGGGATCGAGCAGGCCATCGATGAAGGGCAAGGGGTCAATGCGCCCTCGCGTCATCGATGCAACCTCCTCGCGGTGGACGTACAGAGAGCCAAGGCGCAGCTTGATCCAGGTCTTGATGCCCTCAGGCACCGCCGAAGCGTCGCCATATCCGGCATCAAAGATCACGCTCACAGCTCCAATTTGAGGCAAGGCAATCGGCCAGATCTGCCCGAACACGGGGGTGATACGGGCAGGCTCGCAAGCACTGTCAACGGTGTAGTTCGCTGCTGGCATGACCTGCCAGGCACCCGCCATGTCCAGATAGCGGATTTCCACCACCGACTGCACGGGCGATTTGGGCAGCAGAACAGCATGTCCAGGGAGCGTGAATGTCTGCCCTGCGGGCACACCCATCAGGCTTGGTCCCGGAAAGCTGTCAAGCACCATCCGCCAGCGCGCCGTGACAAGTTGCCGATTGGTCAGCGTCTCGGCCGCCTGTCGGGCGGCCGAGATCAGGACCTGAATCAGGCTGTCGTCGTCATCGAAGTCCACCCGCAGGTGGAGCTTGGCTTCGGCAAGCGAAACCGGCTCTCCCGCAGGCGGGGTGATCAACTGCATAGGCATGCATTGCTCCCCCCGATTTCTTAGACCACTTGAACAACAGCGGCCTGGTTATTGGCGTCGCCCGGCGCAAACCGGGGATTGACACCAAGCACCTGGGCTGCGGTCAGACTGGCGGCCACGCCCACGGTCACCGACAGGCGAACGAAGGCATAGCCGTTGGTCACATCGAGGTCATCCGGGCGCAGGTTGATCAGCGCCTGCTTGGCCGAGCCACTGGCAGCCTGGGTGAGCTGCGAGATGGCCTTGCCCGTCAGGTCCTTGGCACCGGTGCCCGAGGCATCCTGAGCCTGCTGGAGCTTGGCATCCAGCGTGGCGTTGGTGCCCAGAGCGCCGCTTTGGATGAGCGCCAGCAGGTTGTGGTGGTTACCGGCCGAGATCCAGCCGGTAGAGGTGGTGCCGACGGCCTGGCTGGCCGGGTCGATGGTGGCCAGAACCGAGAACAGCTCGCTGCCTTTTGCATTGGGAAACATGTGATTTCTCCTTGATGGTCAGGCGCCTGATCAGCGAGCGCCCAGTTGGACAAAGGGCGACATGGTCGTGTTGCCCTTGGCGGGAGTGATCGGCGCGGCGATCTTGGATTGGCCGTCCATGCGGAACGTGGTGCGGAAAGCCGTGAGGTCCGCATCGAAGTACAGGTGCATGGAAGTGGCCGTCTGCATGCCACCCGCCTTGGTGATGGTCTGGTAGTACGACAGGTCCGCCAGGAGCACATCCCCTGCAGAGGAGAAGGTGTTGGCGTGCTGGGAGACGATCACCGGGCGGCCGAGCAGCGTTCCGTAGGGCGAGACTTGAATGCCACCCGGGTTCATGCCGGTGGGCAGGTAGATCGGGTAGTTGCCCAAGGTCAGCGTGAAGAGCGCTGGGAGCACGTCGTTGTTGACGATCCAGACGGACTTCCCAAACGAGCCAGGGGGCAAGCGCGAGATCATCTTGGCCAAGTTCTGGGCCAAGAGCGTCTGCGTGGCCTGACCAGATTCCTTGGCCACGGTCACCGTGGTGGCGTTGCTCATGCAGCCCACCGGCAGGCCAGTGCCCGAGCCAAAAAGGATCGACTCGTTGGTCTTCCAGCGAATGGAGGTGGCGATCTTGTCGGGCAGGTAGGTCGACAGGGCATTGGTGTCGTCCAGCAACTCGTCGGTCACCGGCACCAGGGCCATGAGCTTTTTGAGGCGCAGGGTCGACAGGCCAAGCACCGGCTTGGTACCGATGGCAGAAGCCGCTTCACCTTGCCAGTAGGCACGGATACCGTTGGTGCCCCAGGGCGTGGTCTCATCCTTGGGGAAGGCCATGGTGTTGCCCGTGATCTCCACGTTGTCGGTCATGGGCAGCAGGGAGTCCTCGCCCAAAGACAACTGGAAGATTTCCTGGGCGAACTGAGGCGGCACCAGAAAGCCACCGTCCTGCGCCGAGCCTTCGCTACCGAAGGAGGCAGGAGCCACAGCGTTTCGGCCCGAGCCGATCAGCAGGCGCTCATCGATGGAAGCGCCGGGGTTTTGCGCCTGGCGCACGGTCTTGAGGAAGTCGCCCACACTCTTGAAGCCGTGCTTGGGGTCAGCAGCGGCGTTGTCCACCACCGTGATCACGGAGGCCGTGGCCAGTTGAGAGGGATGGTTCATCTGCGCCTCTTCGGCAATCAGGGCAGCTTCACGGTCAATGGCGGCTGAAGTTGCTTCGATCTTGGCCTTGAGGGCTTCGAAGGCTGCGACCTCTTCGTCGTTCATGTCGCGCTGCTCAGCGGCAGCGATGTCGGTCAGGGCGCGTGCGTCCTTGACCAGGGTGGCTTTGCGAGCTTGAAGCTCACGCAATTGCTTGCTCATTGGTTTATCTCCAGAAATGAAAAAGCCGCCTGGTCGAAATGACTTCAGGCGGCGACAGGGATCACGACCAACGGGTCGCAGGGGGGCAGCCCTCAACGGAGGGCTGCAAGGAAAAGGGTTGAAATCAGGCCAGCATCAAACCAGTGCGAGAGCGTCTCGCGCCTGTTTCAGTCGGGAATGACTTTTCTGAGGCTGGCTGCGAACGGCGTTGCCTGTTACCTTGGCCTGCATGCGGGCTAGAACATCGTCAAAGGAAGCGATGCCATCGACCATGCGCTGCGCCAAGGCAGCATCAGATCCCAGCACCCGGCCTTCGCCCATGCCGTTTCGGACAACCTCGACCGTGACACCTCGGCCAACAGCCACAGCCTGGATGAAGGCGTTGTAGTAGTCGTCCACACGGGACTGCATGAAGGCCTGGGCCTCGGGATCCAGCGGCACATAGGGGTTGCCCTCGACCTTGAACTTGCCAGCAGAGACCAGGGTGGTTTTGACGCCCTCCTCTTCCAGCGCTTTCGAATAGTCAAAGTGCGCCTGCCACACGCCAATGGAGCCCACCTCACCACCAGGGGTGACGTAGAACTCACTGGCAGAGCAGCCAATCCAGTAGGCAGCAGAGGCAGCCAGGCTGTTGGCCACGGCCACCACGGGTTTCTGGGCCCTGGCCTTGACGATCTCCGAGGCCAGTTCGGCCACGCCATAAACGCTGCCGCCAGGGCTATCAATGTCGATCAGGATCTGGCCCACCGTGTCGTCGGCCAGGACCTGGCGCAAGGCCGAGGTGAATTGCTGGGTGCTGGTGCTGCCGGGGCCGGAGATGTCATCGACCATATTGCCCCGCTGGGTGACTACGCCATACAGAGGCAGCACGGCAATGCCAGAGCCCGCATTGGCAGCTGCCATCTGTTTGCGGGTATCCCGCAGCACCCGCTCCGACTGGATCTGGAACATGGTCTCATCAGTTGGCGGCTCGCCCGCCGACCAGCGGGTCAAGACCCCGGCCATGGCCTGCAGGCGCTCGGGCATCAGGGCCCACGGGGTGGTCAAAAATTCGGAGAGCAGGAGTTGTCTGTTCATTTGTGTATTCCCAATTGAATGAGGGACCGGGACAGCGCCGGTTCATCCTCGAGTGATGGAGCGCCCTGCGCCCAGTCCTGCACGACCGATGGAGGAAGGCTGAAGGTCTGGGCGATCAGGTTGATTTCGTTGGAGCCCAAGGCCCCTTTTTTGCAGATGCGACGGGCCAGTCGCTGGGCGTTGGACTCGACCAGCTTTCGCAGGCGCAGGCTCAGCTGCGGGTCCGGCTCGGGACTGGCATCGGTGTCGGAATCCTGAGATTCGATTTGCGCGTCCTCAGCGTCCTCTGCGTCATCCTCTTCGACCATGTTCAACGGCCGCAATGGTTGATCGAGCCCTGCGATCGGGTTGAGGTTTTCTGAGATGCGGGCCTCGTTGCGGGTGAGCCATCCGTTCTGGATGCCGCTTTGGTAGTAGGCCGAGCGGCTGGCCGCATCCCCTCGCATGAGGTTGGCAAAGTCAAACTCGATCTCCAGCGCATCACCATCTGGGAGCAGGTCAGCTTCGATGGAAGCCTCCCAGCGCTCCGCCCAGGGCGTCATGGTGTGCATGACGAATTCCAGGCTTTGCTGCTCGATGTTCGAGAAAGTCGCCCGATCTAAATCAGCAATCATGTGCGGTGGCACACGGAACAGGCGGGCAATGTCTGTGATCTGGAACTTGCGCAGCTCCAGGAACTGGGCGTCCTTGTTGGTGACGCCCACCTCGTGAAACTTCATCCCGTTCTCAAGCACCAGGACCTTGCCACGGTTCGAACCGGACTGCGCCGCCTGGTAGGACTCCCGAAACACCCGCTTGGCCTCCGGGTCCTTGAAGGTGCCCGGGAACTCGATCCAGCCCCCCGTGGGTTTGGCATCGTTGGAGAAGAACCGAGCGCCGTAGTCCTGCGCAGCCAGGGCCATGCCCAGGCTTTCTCGCGAGAGCTCAATCGGGCTCAGGCCAATCAGCCCATCCGAAGACAGGCCCCTCAGATGCCAGACCTCCCCACGGGGCAGGACGATCTCGGAGCCTGCCTGATCCCGGATGCGGTAGCGGTAGTCGCCCGAGGAGAGCAACTCCATACGCACCCGGTCAGGGTGAATCGGGATCAGCTCGGTAATCTCCCCCCGGCTGTTGGCCAGGATCTGACAGAAGGCGTTACCCCTCAGAGCCAGATGCCCCTGCAGCATTTCGCGCCACTCGAATGGGTTCTGGTACCGGTTGGGCCGTTTGCCCAGCAACTGGTAGAGCCAGTGGTCCGTCACCCGGTCCTTGCCGCCGTCCTTGCGGGGCCGATAGACCACGAGAGGCAGCGACGCCATGGTCTCCGAGAGGATGCGCACGCAGGCGTAGACCGCAGCCAGGCGCATGGCCGAATCGGCCGAGACACGCATGCCAGAGATGCTTCGAGCCGAGACCGGCTCGAAATAGAAGTCCCCCCAGGGTGAGCGATCACTCGTGGAGGCTCTGAAGCGGTCAAAGAAATTGAGAAGACCCATGACTTCAGAGCACCATCAACTCGTAGTCGGATCCCAGCACCACCGATTCACCCGGTTTGATCGCCCGTGAAAGAGCCATGATCAGTGCCACGATGCCGTCTATCTTGTTTTCTGGTCTTTCCTTCCTTGGATAGATGTTGTCTTTGACGTCCGTGTGAGCAACCACGTTGCTCGCCATCCATGCAAGGACCGGATCACCGTCATGAACGAGCTTCTTTTGCAGGACCAAGGCCTCAAGCGTCTTCATCGGCTCGCTGAAGTTCAGCACCGTGGGACGCACTTCAATCATGGGCAGCCCCTCGGACAACATGCGCGTGGACAGCTGCGTGGCCTGGAACGGATCAAAGGCCACGGCTTGCACTGAAAACCGCGACGAGATGTCCAGCAAATCGGCTTCAATCCAGCTGAAATCGATCACGTTGCCCGGCGTCACCGATAGCCGTCCTGTATGGGCCCAGCCCTCGTATTGGCTGTTGCCCGCCGCCTGGACCGTGTCCTCTGGCAAGTAGTACTTGCCAAACACCGCGTATGCGTCTGGTGTGTCAGGGTGTTCAAACACCATGACGAGCGCGGCAATGTCCGTCTTGCTGGCCAGATCCAGTCCGAGCCAGCAGGGCTGACCCAGAAACTGATCGAGCTCAAGATCGGGGTTGGCACTGGCATCCCAGGACCGCATGTCCATCCAGGCCGTGTCTGCACTCACCCATTCGTTGAGGTGCTTGGTCTTGAAGTTGTTGACCGCGCTGGGCAACTGCATGGCCTTGGCCTGCAGGGGCACCAGGATCTCCTCGCGCACCGAAATGCCCCAGTTGGGGTTGGCTTTGATGAGTGAGTCCTTGGCGGCCCAGTCATCCCCTTCATCGAGCCCGTAGATGATTCCGAACTGGGAGTCGTCTTCGAACACCCGGTTGAGCAGCTTGGTGACAAAGCTTCGGACCTCGTAGCAAATACCTGATCGGTTGCTGCCAGCCGTGGTGATCACCCACAGAAGTGAGTTGTCGCGCTTGCCGGTACCGGTCTCCACCACGTCATAGACCGTTCGGGTCTTGTGGGCGTGCAACTCGTCGATACAGCCGAAGTGGATGTTCAGGCCGTCGAGCGTCGAACCTTCTGCCGAGAGCGCCTCGAACTTGGAGCCGGTTTGCAAGACATGCATGTTGTGCGCCCCGACGTTCACAGCAAAACGGTTCCGAAAACCCGGGCTCAGGCGCGCCATGGTCTGGGCATCGCCAAAGACGATGCGGGCCTGATCCCTTGTGGTGGCCAGCGAATAGACCTCCGCGCCGCCCTCGCGGTCGGCTGCCAGCATGTACAGGCCAACTGCCGAGGACAGGGTGGACTTGGCGTTGCCCCGAGGCACCTCGATGTAGGAGCGCCTGAAGCGGCGCTTGCCGTCCGATTTGACCCACCCGAAGACCGTGGACAGGATGAACACCTGCCAGGGCTCCAGAACGATCATCTTGCTGGCCAGTGGGCCTTTGACGTGGGGCAGTCGCTCAATGAAGGCGCACAGATTGTCCGCAGGCCTGTAGGGCCTGCCATAGCGGTCAAGCAGTTCCGGGTTGAACTGGTACAGGCTGCTCTTGCGCTTGAAGCGGATCAGGTCATCGAGCTGGCGTTTGCAGGCTTTCTGGACCCACTCGCAGGTCAGGATCTCATGGGAGACAACGCGCTCAGCATATTGTTTGGCACTCGCAGCGTATGTGCTCATCCTGTGTCCCTTTGGGTCAACCCACGATGTCCTCCCAGAGATCGAGCTCCTCGCCCGGGCGTTCATTTGGAATGGAGATGCGCGAGCGAGATGCTGGGGTGAATCCCATCTCGATCGCAGCTTTGGTCATGATCTGGGCCTGCTTGTTCGCAATGGCTAGGTACGGTGACTGCATGGGCACGCCACTGTGAGGCGCCTTCACCAGGAGCCCGGTCTTGCCGATGCCCGCCTGAGCCTGCCGGTAGAGATCTGCCGCACAGGCCCAGATCTCAAGCACGGACATGTCCAGCTTGCGGATCAGCGTGGGCGGGGCACATTCCAGCGCGTAGCGCCAGGCGGCTTTGGCACCTTCTGGCATGTAGTCCGGAGGCTCAACCAGCAAGCCCTCTGGGATGGGCTCGTGGTAGTTGGTCCGGCATGGCTGCAAGGTCCCTTTGATCTGCTTGACTTGAGTCGGCAGTGGCTTGCGTCCACCCATAAATCACCCGCTTGGTTTGATGTTCATCTGATGCACTGCCTTTGCTGCAGGCTTTGGGGGATACCCCCCCTTGTTCAATTTGCACGCACAAAAATTTGCGCAAGCCAACGCATCTTCGGATGCAGTCTGTAGAGATTCATCCCCCCTCCCCCCTCAGGACGGGGTCACTGGCGCGAGGACGCAGTCTCTGAGGCGGTCTTGGCGTTGTGACAGGGCACGCACAGGCTCTGCAGGTTCGCTCGCTCAAAGCGCTCACCTCCGTCTTTGACTGGAACGATGTGGTCAACGACTTTGGCCGGTTGCAAAAGACCCTTGGCTTGGCACCTGCAGCAAAGCGGGTTATCCCGTAACACCGCTGCACGGGTGTTGCGCCACCTGGCCGATTGATAAAAGCCCAGCTCTGTATCAAACCCACGCCGCGCACGCCCGTACTCACGGTGCACTTTCGACTGGTGATTGGCGCAGTACCCAGGCACGTTGAGCACCTGCGCGCAACCTGGGTAACGGCATGGAGTGGGCGCACTTCGCGGCATCTCAATCGTCTTTCAAGGAATAAGCGACAGCTTCAAAAATTGACTTGGCTTCACCTTGATTCAGAGCGTCAATCCATCACATTGGATGAACGAAAGGA